TGCTTGTCAGGGAGGACACCAAATGCCCTCCAGAATGACCACCGGGCCGTAGGTGTCGGCTCACCGAACTCCCTACCACTCCCAGCGGCCATCATCTTGAACCCAGTCTCCATACTGGGATCGTCCATGACTTTGCCTGGTTCTCCAATCATTTGCAGTTTCCGGTATAGATTCTGCATCATGGGAATACCGCCAGCGATAGCGATACCACACGTTCCAATGGCATGGGTCCATTTACTGGCCCCCGTACCCAGATTGATCACAGTACAAAGGTCCTTATCCACGCAACAGCGCGGATCCCTGACCATGACCCACCGGGCACCATCATGAACAGGCTGGGTTTGACAAAAGGCAATGAGCTCAAACTGGTCGACGACCGGCTCAACCTCAAGTACCAACCCAAACGGAAGAAAATGGCTCGGGATTGCCGCGATAATGCTGTCCGCATCACGGCGCTCACATATGATGACACAATCGTCACCATTGTTCGCTAACCGAAAATGACGCGACAGTCTCTTCCGCAACATCCACATAACCACACACATAATCAGGCAATTCCCCATGCCGGTATTCATATCACCGGACATGCGTCTACCTGACACAGCATATTTAATCAATCCATCCGGGCATCGTGCAAACCCCCTATTCTCAAGCTGCATATTCAACAACCTCCGAAGCTTGGGGCGCTGGCTTTTATGGAACAACCCAAGGTATGTCTCGTGCTCGCCTTTAAGGAGCTCTGTGTTGACATGTTGATCAAACCTCGTGGCATCCGTTGGGATTGCCACAGGGTCATCAAACTCGTCCCACATCTCCCTAAGCGCACACGCTACCCCCTCAGGATTCAATCCCTTCAGCACAGTGGAACCGCCCCAAACATCCGCGATACCTTTACAAAGTGGCTTCTCCAACCGCTTCAGATACCTGCCAACCTCAACGTTGTACCTGGGTGACCGTGGCTGGATCACTCTAGGTGCGGGGTCGGGTTTAGCGGAGAAATTAATTTTCTCACACTTCACAAACGTGGAAAGAAACGAATCACTCACATTGAGTGGTCGCACTGACAACGACTCAGCAGCCTTCCGATAGATCTCACGCTTGCGGCCCACATAACTATCCACGAATTGATCGCGGGTTATGGGGCGACAGGCGAGCATCACCGGTCGAAGCTCATTTAAGAACTTGCTGAAACCATCTCTAACCACGTCTGCAGAGGGCTGGGCGGGTAGGTGTATGCCACCGGGTCCAATCCGGTATAGCACCCGCTCCTCAAGCCCCCTCCGCACGTTGCTCAGGTTGTTATTATGTACACCATACACAGCACTGTGACCCAACCCGGTAATGGTCCACAGCTTGCGCGGGCGGGGTGCCCCATCCAGCTCGAGTATCTCCCACCGAGATATGGGCCCCCCCTTCTGTATTACTACTTCAGGGTCGACACCAACGGTATCCCTACCACTCGAGCTAGATAGGCACCCCTATCCGCGACTATATGACAGGCCAGGGCCATCCAAGGTCCAAGGCCCATCTGCGAAGGGTATACGGCTACGCAACCAATCCCCCCATGTCCGCACAGGGTTCATTTCGCGCAACCGCTCCCGATACTGCCGACTATCACGGCAGCGAGCTGCAGTCACATCGTACTTTGTGGGCATAAACACCAGGTCCACAGCCAACGGCTGGAACTTGTACACATCACATTTCCTAACGTGCCTCGCTAGCAGCTCCTTGGAGACAAGCTCTAAGGCGACCATCCTGTTGGCTTCCGTTGCCTTGGGCAGACCCATCTTGCTCTTAACAACATGGGCCACCTTCGCAGAAAACCTCCAATAGTTGGGTGAGCCTAACCTGGGCAGATCCACAACTTCAGCCGCCTCATCACCCTCACCTTTCTCCTCTACCATAGACAAAACAATATCCTCATCGTTATCTGTAGCCGCAATTGCACAAGCCGCCCCACACTCGTCGTTGGTTAATCGACGGCGGGGAAGCAAAGAAAGCAGGTAAACGAACAAACTGAGCGCAAGTAAAATTGTGATCATGGTGGGGTTTGGGTGCTGTCTCTCCAGCGTCAAGGGCAAACGGCCCTTCACGTCCAATAACACGGCGAATGGCTGCTGCACCACCCCCATTACACTGACCCGGCTGAACCCCCGAAGGTTGGACCTCATGAGGTAAGGTTTTCAAACATGCTGGACATGGGAGATGAAGGTCACGTTTCACACGCGCTCCGAAACACTCCCAAGCCAACACTATTACTTGCTTCCCCATGTTCCACAAATCAGTCGCCCCCATAAACCTACCCCAGTTGCATGGCGGTGGCGACGGGACGGAGAAACGTCAGTGTAACCATACGTGAGTGACTTTGTGACCAGAGCTTAGGACATATGCAAGCATAGCGGTCTTATAAGTTGGTGTCCTCAAACGAGTGGCACGCAAGCATGCCAAACCGAA